GTAGATAACTAATTATGGCTCGTTCACTCTCTGTGAAAATCCCTACCGCATCTCTCATTGCTGACATTGAGAACTCTATTGCTAAGATTGACTCTGACCTCGCTGACTACCCTGCTCAGATTGAGGCATACCGCATTGCTAAGGCACAGCATCAGGAACTCGTTGTCAAGTCTGTTATCGAAGCACTTGGTAAGCCAGAACTAATTGGTAATGAGTATGACTCACCCATTCGTGTAGTAAACGGATACGGAAACGAAGTTCAGGTTCGTGTAAACGTAGACCTGCTTAGTTTGCCAGAAGCACCAAAAGAACCAGCTAAGCCAAACGAACACACCTACTTTGGTCGTGAATACACTACACGCAAGTCCCTGCTAGAACGAAACCTAAAGGTGCTGAAGATGACCTCTCAGGAGGAAGTAAACGCAACTACCTACAACACGGTGATTGACCTACTCTAGCAAATACTCCTGGGTATGAGATAAAACTGCCTACCTGTCCCCTAGTTCATTGGTTTGTCCTGAGAGCTGGGGGATAGGATCGGCCCCTCGCCAATGTAACGTTTGTGTTACGAAGGTTGACAAATACCCCTGAAACTGTCATACTTATAAGACCGACAAAGAAAGAGGCCAACATGGCATTCACATACTTTATAACATCTGGCAACACCTATTCCGTGCAGGCAGATAGTGAAGACGAAGCACTTGCAATATTCCACGTCTCACAGGGTAACGAAGTTGCTGAGTTCTGGCCTGAGTTTGATATCACACAGGAGAAGCTTGACATGGTCGAGTACCAAGAAGCAGACACTGTAGTTGAATTCGTAGGCAACTAATGGATGAACTAGTAGCTGAGCTGCTGCAGTACTTCCACATGAAGGAAGACGAAGCACTGGAATCGATGAACGAGCACGATGCCGACGGTGACCCATTCGAAGCTGCATACCATGAAGGACGTACTGAGGCGTACGCACATGTTAGAGCATTCATTGCTGGCACCTTTCTAGACCACCGTCAACGTTTGATTTAAATCTCGGTAAGGGGTTACCGATGCAGGCCAGGGTTCTTATTCCTTTCTTTCCCTTGGCCAGGTCCTGGACATGATCTGAAACTGTCCACTCTAAAGGCGGCCCCCCGAATGTAACAGTTTAGTTACGAAAGCCAAAAAAGATGCCTGGAATGCTTGACAGGATAGCTAAACACTGTCATACTTATATAAGTAAGCAATTCACCCACTAAAGAAAGAAGTAGCCACATGGCACACGAACTGGAAATCGACTCCGTTACTGGCAAGACTACCTTTGCATCATTCCGCGAACCTGCTTGGCACGGTTTGGGAACTGTCTTCGAGGAAGAAGTAAACACTCAGAAGATGCTTGAGCTGGCATCACTTGACAACTGGAATGTTCGTCTTGAGGAAATTCCTATGCCTAAGGGATTCAACTCAGATAAGACTAACTATTTTGTTGCTCGCTCTAACCCATTCGACAAGACTCAGACCGATGTTCTTGGCGTGGTTGGTGAGCGTTACCGTACCCTCCAGAACGAAGACCTGTTCGCTTTTGGTGACAACATCCTAGACGGTGGTGGTCGCTGGGAGACTGCTGGTTCCATCAAGGGTGGTCGTCAGGTGTTTGGTTCCATTGCTCTTGAGCGTGAGACTGTCCTAGACCCAAACGGTGTTGGTGACAAGGTAAAGACCTACCTGCTCGTAAACACATCACATGACGGTTCTGTTGCAATTCAGGCAAGCATCACCCCTGTGCGTGTTGTCTGTGCTAACACTCTGAACCTTGCTATCGGTGGTGGAACTGGTCGTCACCGCAACATCAAGCAGTCTTTCAAGATTCGCCACACTCAGACTGCTGAGGGTCGTGTCATTGCAGCTCGTGAGGCTTTGGGACTTGCTAACCAATACATGGATGAATTCGATGTCATGGCAAAGAAAATGATTGAGACTGAAATCACCAATGAGCAATTCCAGAAAATTATGCTGGAGGCTTACCCCATGCCAGACAAGGATGTCAAGGGTGCATTGTCCAAGTGGCAGACCAAGACTGAGCTAATCGAAGACATCTACACGGGTGAATTCAACCACATGATTAGCGGAACCGCTTGGGGTGCTTTCAACGCTATGACTGAACGTCTCGACTGGTACCGTGCTGGTCGCAAGGGTAACAACGAAAGCGTGTTGGCTTCTGCCTCTGGCTTTGACCCTGCTATCAACGCAGAGAAGAACCGTCTGCTCAAGATTGTTCAAGCTGTAACCGCTTAGCGGTACACTCCTAGGCATGAGAATAAACTGCCTACCCACCAGGGTGATCGGGGGCCGCACATGTTTATAACTATATATAAACTCATTACGTAATGATTACGATAAGGTAACAAAAGCCTCGGACTTATTGACTTTATATTATTGTGATGTCATAATTTATATATGAACGAAATACAGGATATGTTTGCTAAGGCAATCGACACTAGTGTAATCGGACGACTAACCCCAGAACAGCTTGACACGCTGTCAGAAATCTTGAAAGGATACTAATGGCTAACTATTTTGTTAGAATGCGTGTTGACTACGCATTTGAGATTGAGGCTGACTCTCCCGAAGACGCAGAAGCTAAGGCTTGGGAATATGACTACACCGAAGACTCTGCTTCTTATGACGGTGTCTATTCCATTGACGTAGAAGAATTGTATGAGGAAGAAGAAGATGATTCAGAAGACTAATAAGCAACTACACTATTTTGCTAGTGACGGCAACTACGGTGCAGCCGATAATGTTTACATCGTTGAAACCACACATTGGACAGGCGACGATTGGCTAGAGCTTGAAGAAGCCTATGACCTTGAACGTATTGACGTTGCCATGAAGATTAATGCTAAATACCATGGTTGAGTGTCCTAATCATGGGGGTAGCTTTGACTGTACCCCATTTTGTCCACTATGCGAGGGAGAGCAAGAATACAATGCCTAAGTATTTATTTACTAAGATAGTTCGTGATGTGTTTCAGGCTGAGAAATCATTTGATTCCCTGGAAGAAGCACAGAAATATGCAGAGAGTTTTGCATTGCAAATGGGACCACAGCAAATCGTCTCCCACCATTGGGACTACGACGTAGAGGAGATCTAATGAGCAGGCTAAACTGGTTTGAACAAGATCACAGCGACATGGATCCAATCGATCTACTCGAAGCGGCATTCATGCATGAAATGAAAAATAGATTCTAATTAGCTATTGACTTTCGGGGGTATCAGTGGGAGAATGGATACATGACTGAATTAGAGTATGACGAATGGTACGAAAAGTATAAGCCCATTGAAACTGACCATGGTGATATCAAAATCTATGAGACCTATGGCACAGACCTTGAGTTTATTGAATCTATCATTGATGACAATCGTGTGTGGACATTTATCGACGGTGGTGACTTTAGTGTAATCACTAATGGTGCTATGTTTGTTAACCGTCTCTGCTACTACGTTACCGAGATTCCTTGGGAAGGCGAAGCAGGTGACATTGAGGTTGACATGTATGAAGCTAATGAATGCGACATCACTGGTGAGCACGTGTGGTTTGACTACCTCCGTGAAATGGATAATAAAGTAATTAAAGTTTGCGAATTCTGTGAAATGAGTAAAGATGACTACGACCTATATGGCTAAAGAATTAGTTAAAGATAACTTTGACATTAACGTTTACAACCGTGGTGCTGACGAGTCTACCATTCTTCCTCCCGAAGAGTACTATGATGAATGGGTACTGTGTCCATACAGACTAACATGGGATGGCGATAACTATTCTATTAGTGATGAAATGGCTGAGCTTAATCTAGTACTCACGGCCAAGGATGTCCAGGACCTCACACTGGGTTATGGTGACGGTGACCTGATTGGTGACTACACTGCAGAAGATGATTTCTGGATTGATGCTAATTCGTTTAAAGAAGTATACAAGAACATTCCGCCTAAGGTTGCGGTATGGCTTGACTTTGTAACTGACAGACTGTAAAATGGAGTGTTATGAGAAAAAATAAAACTAAAGAGGAGAAGGTAGCAAGCTCACTAATTGAATTAGTAAATGACTTCACCCTTGACCTTGATGCGGTAGGAAAATATGTCGCTGAACAATCCAATACAGTTCTATACAACAGGTTAGACATTGTGTCTGACTCTGCCCGATTTGAGAAAGAGTTACTAAATGACAAAATCCAACAAGACTACGTTTGACAATCGTTGCGAAATCCTTGCTGACTTTTATATTGCCTACAAGGGTGACGAAGACTTCACCGACTTCTTCCAATACAACGATTTAGGTTTGCCTCTGGCTTATATCCTATCAACTGGCATTGCTAAGGCGACACCAAAAGCTGAGATGTTCATTGACGAGACTTGGGAGTTACTGCTCGCAGGTCTTGAGATTGAAGATGATGCCTTTGACTCGCTTGAAGACATCTTGCCATTGAACGAAGAGTAATCACTCCGTCTCTCCTCGACTCAGGTCGGGGGGAGGCTGGGGCACCCGTTACCAAACCGTTACATATCAAACCACATTTACGAAAGACATTACGATGGCCCTCAAAAAATCGCTGGAGTTTTTTCTGGGGGTATCAAACCATATCAAACCACAAAGGAGATCAAATGGAATATGCTGTATTAGCCCTATTGGTAATAAGTACTATAGGGTTTGTTATACTTAATATATGGAGGAATGGTAATTGATGACACCAAGAGGTTTCTATGGTAAGGAGTCTATTCATCCTCATTTCACTACCCCCGAATATAAGCGATCCCCCCAGGGACAGGCAGAGAGGGCAGCTGAGATAAGGATCGAAAGATGGTTTGTCAAGGTTTGGCGGGGTATTACGAAGGGTATTCAGAAACTCTCTGATAATAAACATTTATGACAAAAAACCCTATATATAATAACACTAATGGTAACAAACCTTCTGATTTAGATATCTTTTTAAGGGGTTTATCCACAGGTTTTTCCACAGCCTGCTTGCTTATATTCGCCATATTCCAGCTATTTGGATAGAATGGTTTGAGGTTTGAGAGGTTTGGGATAGGTGGTTTGACGCCAGGGGATTACGATCGGCCTATATAAAGGCGTTCTCTTACCCAAACCCTATTTCCCTATATCTCCAAACCTCATCTAATTATATATTCAGTAACATAATTGTGGATAACTTATGCATATCTGTGGATAACTTTTTAGTCGTCAGACATAACTTTTGGGGGTATTTATCAAACCTATCAAGGGGGATATGGGGTTATTGGGGATATGGGGATATAAGGTTTCTCCAATCAAAGCGATGTGTTTTAACTAGGGTTAATTGTTTATATAGGGTTGCTAGGGCATTTATTTTATACCCCCGATTTTTCTGGTTTGCTATTGATACAGTGGTTTGGTATAATGAAGTATGAACATTACCCATCCGTACAACAATGAGATCGTAGTCGTAAATGACTTTGTAACACCTGATGAAATAGATCTAGCCATGAAGTATTTCTATTTATTCTTTAATGGAACTAGACAGTTCAAACAACCATATCAGCAGAATTCAGATACGTCAGAATGCTTTCAGTTGTACCAAGATGAACCAGTTACTCAGACTGATTATCAGCAGCTCAAAGAAGAGGTTCTGGTTTTGTTTCAAGATTTGCAAGAAAGAGTACGACAGGTCTTCCTGGATTCTCACAGCGATACAGATGTAGAGTTTACTCCACTGTATAACTTCTCTAGACTCATGTCTACTGGTATTAGTCCACATGCAGATGACTGCCAACCTGGTGCTACACAGAAGGTTCTCTATGGATCAATCCTATACTGGAATGATGACTTCGAAGGTGGAGAATTGTCTTATGTGAATTTGGGGATTGACTACAAACCTGTAGCAGGAGACTTAGTGTTTCACCCAGGAACAATAGAATACACTCACGGGGTTAAGGATGTAACCAGTGGGATTCGTTATAGCTCTACTACGTTTATTAAGAGTCCATTGTAATATACCCCGACTTTTTTAACCTTATCGTTTACGTACGTAGGTTATATTGTCGTTATAATTCTCGCGAGCTTTCGGTGCCCGAACTTATACCGCCGAGAACTTACCAAAACCAAATGTCCCCTTCTTTAGGGTCAGCAGGTGGTGTAGCTTTATGGTTAACCTCGGTGGGTGTATTGCTACGTACATACCAGTCTTTAATGAATGGTACTACTAGGATTAGGAATAGGATTACGAAGAGTCCTATGATACCCTCGATCATTACGACTCCTGTCGGTAAGGGTTAGGAGTTTGGAAGTCTCCGTTATACATATCGTTATTACCTTGCGTGTAGCCTTCTTCCCATGCTTGTGCTTTTACTTCAGCAAGCCAACGGTCAAACCCTGCTTCATCTGGAAAAGCTAACGGAGTATCTAAGTGCTTTAAAAGCCAGACTGCATTGCGTACTTCTTCTGTTGTAGGTGTGTAATCACTCACTGTTCTTCTCCATATCGAAATGGTGGCGTACCATCAGCTGGGATAATCCAATCGTCAGCCATAATGTCGCCCTGTTTGGGAGTGTAATCAATCATTAGATAGTTCCTTAATTAGTTTACGTGCATACTCTGCATCAGACTCAGAGAAGTTCTCATAACTACGGCATTCATCAATGATTTTGTTTGCCAATACCGCAAAGTTTTCGTCATTAGACATTACGGACTCACCGCCATAGCAGCCTACATGCATGGTGACACACCAGAGGTCGTCGTCCCACTCCTCAAGTCGGAGGGTATTCCAGGTCCACCCACAGGTGTCACAATCAGAGTCATCACCAAGCATCCATGTGTGGTTGTAGTCTACGATCATTAGTCTTCCTTAATAAAATCAATAACTGACCAAAGTATTGAGCCAGCAAATGGGTAAGCTGCCTCGTCATCTTCTTTTGCCTGTTTTTCTAGCATATCAATAATACGTTTACGTTCTTTAGCAATAGCTAACTCAGCCACACGCCTACGTTCACGTACAAGCCAGTAGTCAAATTCATCGTCAGCAATAGAGCGGTAACCAAGTGATGCTACAAAACCTTTACTAGAGGCTTCACGTAGCTGCTCGGTTGTAATCTCATTAATATCTCTCATACTATAATTTTACTCCTACCGCAATAAAATGTCAACAGTTAATGATATAATTAGATTATGAAGTGTTTGAGATGTGGCGATAGTGCCGATCAGTTGTGGGTAGACCTTTGCACCCAATGTGTTGGCGATGTAATGGGCGAAGACTATCGGTAGTCGTTCCATCCCTTAAGGCGATCTAGTCCAGACTGACGCTCCTCTAAGTCCTCAGAACTCCAGCCATCTTCATTGTTGCTGGCCTTGTTGATGACATCTAGAAGCCACTGTTCTTCCTTATGTATAGATAGATATAGAAAGTCTCTTAGTTCTTCTTGTGCCTCTTCTAGTGTGTCACACTTGGTACCCTCGAAATCAGACGCAACGTACCCATAGTGGTATGCCTCATAGTATGGTTCATCACCGTATGCCCAACTCTTTTTGACGTAGAAGTGGCAATCACGATTTTTGTGGTGCTCTGGACCAATATATTTCATCCAAACCTTAGTTAAATAAGTAATCTCTTCTTCAACGCTCATTACCATTCTCCCTTCTTCCAATCCCAATGTGGCTCGACACCAATATACCAATGTATAAAGTCAATCATGAATGCACGCTCGTTGTGGTCATACTCAATAGCAAATCCCCAGTGATCGGTAGTACCCATGAATATGTCTACCTTGCCAAACTGAAACCTCTTTCTCATTTCTTCTTTCCAATCTCAAATCCTAGGACAAACAGGTGATTGCCCCAATACAAATCAAAGGCACGGTAATTACCGCTACGCCAGGTATTAAAACGATAATGCTTAGTTATACTCTTATAGTGTCTTCGTATAATTTTCATTAGTCTCTCTTAATAAAATCAATTAGGTTATCTGGTTGCTTGTGTGACAAGTAATGGTCACCAAAGGTAGCTGAGTCACAGCAGCAAGTAATGTTATATAGAGTCATTAGCTTAGCAATGATCTCTGCTTCTCTATCTTCTCTACCCTGCTCATATCCGAGCATTAGTATTTCCTGAATGTCAGTTGTGGCAGTCACACTCACACTTTCTCTTACCAACTTGTGCCAAACAATACTGGTGTTGATTGCTATAGCATTGTCCAAATTTGCTCATACAATAATGGTACGACATTACGATGACATTGTCAATACCCTGGGCTATCTGATACCATAGAGGTATGGACATTTGCACTGAATGCTCAGATAAGGATTGTAAGGTTTGTAATGGCTAAATATTATATTAGAAATGATAGCAAGCATCTGATTGCTATTCGTACCTCGGAAGAAGAGGCCTTAAAGGTGCTAGACATCGTTGAATTGGCTGATCCCGATGGAAAATATCACATAGAACACGTGTAATGTATACAAAATAGCTATGGCTCAATTTGGTATTTATCAAATACTGTGCTATAGTTGTGAACATGTTTTATTTTAAGAGGACTCTTGGTCTGATTATTGGAACAGGCTTGGTATTCAGTTTGAGTACTCCAGCCTACGGAATCGATTTTCAATCATCAAATCAAGTAGAAGTTCAAGAAGTCAAAACAGATTCCCCCAAAGCTCCTGCACAATCTTTGATTGTTTCTGCAAAAACAGAAGAGCAGGTAGCTGCAAGAGACAGCTTCACCGTCATGACACATGCAGAGTTGGTTGCAGGTGTGACATCATCTAAGATTGATGCTTCATCGCTTCCAGGAAATGCTGGTCTATTAGGTGCGGCAATGGCACAAATTGGTGTGCACGAAGACTGTACTGCTATGGTTGAGAATGCTTTGCGTGCTCTCGGCTATGATGTCCCAGATCTTGGTCCAATGCAATTTGGTCAATATGGAGTTCAGGTTGCTCCATCAGAAATTCAGCCTGGAGATATAATGATGCGTCCTGGTCACGTTGCTATTTATGCAGGTGATGGAATGGGCGTACATGGCGGATTCGGTTGGCAGAATGGAGTAACCTACACAACCATTGATTCCGATCCATATAGTTATGCCGTAATTATTCGAGTATAGGTATTGACACTGGCTCTTCCTCACTGTAATATAGATATATGGATAAAACAATCTATATGAGTGAGGAAGAGTTCCAGCGAATCCTTGAGGAGGAATGTAATGCCAACAGTTGATTTACGTGGCTGGGACACCCAGCTAGACCCTATGTCTGCTATTTGTGAAATTGTAAATGACAATATGAACGGACATGTTGATGCCAAGACTGCTATGTCTTACATCAATGCTGTTTGTTCTGAATGGAGATACTAATGCCTATTCACGTTGACATTAGAATTAATGACGAAAATGTTCGTACCGTCCACATTGGGCGTGAACAAGATTTAGTTGGCAAGGACGAGGTACATCAATATCGTATCACTACTGGTACTATTAATACCCGTGCCGACTGGTGGGATCCAGACTCTGTTACATTTGAGCACAAGTACTCTGACGGAGTAGAGGTTTGTGTTCGTAAGGGTTTGGAGGCTTTGTATGGCTAGGGTACTATTTGATGAAAACGAATGGTGGCCAGTATGGGAGCCTACAGATCACAGGTTTTCTGGAACTGTCGAGCTTGAGCTTACAGAAAGCGAAATACTATATATGGAAAATTCGTTTAGAAACTTTAACAACACGCAAGACTTTTTAAAGAGTAAAATCAAACAGGCAAAAGCTGCCATTGAACAGAAAGAAGAAGACAATGACCAACGAACTAACTGATCAGGAAAAGTACATCTCTAATCTTGAAGCACTTTTTGCTATCGTAATGTCTAAGCTTGACAATAAGGTTGAGATTAGTGATGAAGAACTAGAGATGCTGCACAAGAATATGGTTCTAGATGTTAAGTCTACCCCGACAGGACTCTTGATTGAAATGGTCGAGGATGTATAAGAATGACAACCTTAAATCCGCTATACTTACCGCAGGTGTGGTATTCTGTATAGGGGTAGGCATCTTTGTCTATTTGGTAATTAATTAGGAGAAACCGTTGAAACCAGAACTACTACTAGCTAAAGCTATTAATACACTTAATCGTTGGAACGATGAATTGCTAGAGGATGACGAAAGACTTCGTCCTCTGTATTCCGCTAACGTAGCAAGCCTTGAGTATGCACTTGCTCACATCGAGAACCGACACTCCCCAGTAGTACGCAACGCAATTGCACTTGCCTACGCTGTACTGGGTATGGAAGATATTTAATTAACTATTTATAATGGTATGTGTGTGAAAACTGTGGTTTCATCTGTACCTGTGAAGACTGAAAGGTCATAAATGACTGAAACTATTGATCTTGGACCAATTGAGGAGCTTACATCAGAAAGTTCACTAACCGTTGGTGATTGGAACTTTGTTCTTGTGCATAGACACTATGACCCACTGGTTCAAAAGTGGGGCAACTTTTGTAGCAAGTTAGTTTCATATGTAACTGTACGTGCTGCAGATGAAAAACCAATTCGTTGGTACCATGTTAAACTATATAATTTTTGTTACGAACAATATGATAAATACGGTGACTATTACCGTGTACTAGATAACAGCTTTGGAGAGGCAAGCAATGATGACATATATGAAGTCCGTTAAGAACACAATCGTTAACTGGGCAAAAGAAAACAGGTTGGTAGCATACCTACTGGCTGGTGCTATTGGTTTACCATTGGCACTTGGTCTTGGTGGCTTGGCCCTAACACTTGTTGTATTTATTTTGACGCTGATTGGCATTAGCACTGGAGTTGCCATTGCAATCGTAACACTGGCAGCTATTGGTGCTGTTGCAGGAGCAGCAGCCTACTATTACTTTGAGGACTAATGGATATTATTGATGTACTTGATGAAGGCTATGTACGACTTGTAGATACCCTTGGCAACGACCTATCTGTGGTCAACGCTGCTCGTGTATCTTACGATAAAGAGTCTGGGGACTTTGAACCCCGTGATGCTAAACTAATTCAGTTCTTGATTCGTGAGGGACACACCAGTCCGCTACGCCATGCTGCAATGACTTTTGAGGTATATGCACCCCTATTCGTTGCACGGCAATGGTGGAAGTACGCTGTTGGCTCTACCCATGTGGACGATCAGAATGGCTGGAATGAATCTAGCCGTCGCTATATTACTGAGGAAGAACAGTTCTATGTTCCTCTTTCAGAAGAATGGCGTAGTAAGCCAGAGAACAGTAAACAGGGTAGTGGTGAACCACTTGATGAAAATGATGGCGGAATGCTGACTACCTGGCTTATTCAAACCATTAATGATGGTGTACAAAAGTATCACAAGGCTATGGATATTGGTGTTGCACCAGAACTAGCTCGTCTATTCCTACCTGCGTATGGTATGTATGTGCGTTGGCGTTGGACTACATCCCTACAGGGTGTCATGACATTCTTAGACCAACGTCTAGAGCATGATGCACAGTGGGAAATTCAGAAATATGCACAGGCAGTACAGGAACTGTCAGAGGGTGCATTCCCAGAAGTATTTAAAGCAGCTAAGGAGATTAAAAATGCTTAAACCAGTAGAAGATAAAATCATCGTCAAACGCGATGTAGAAGAAAAGACAACAGCATCTGGATTTGTTCTAGCAGGTGTACAGGAAGAAAAGCAAGGCACTGGTGTGGTTCTTGCCGTAGGACCTGGAATCATGCTAAACAATGGAGACTTTGTTAAGCCAGAGTGTGAGCCTGGAGACCGTGTAGCATTTGCTAAGTATCAAGGTACTGAAGTGGAGCATGACGGTGAAGAGTTGTTAATTCTTGCTTATCGCGATATCCTAGCCGTAATCGGTTAGGGTGTCACGCCCTCGTAGCTCAGTGGATAGAGCAATGGGTTTCTACCCCATGTGTCGTAGGTTCGAATCCTATCGAGGGTACTCATACTTAGATGGTTCTGGAAACATGTCTTTAAGTGTTTGATTAAATAGTTCCTCAAAGGTATCATCATCTGTAGAAATATATGGACTGTTGACTACATCGTATTCGTATGAACGCTTAATGTAGTTAGGATTATTATATGTCTTTACGTCTTTTATTTGTTTGCCGCCAACATTAGCCATATTGCCATAAATAGATCTTGGTGCCATAGTATCTCTTGGAACTAACTCCAGGAACTCATGCCTGTTGATTACCATTGGTACGTGAATGTCGTAGTCTAATGGCTCATTTATTTTCTTTTTCTTTAAAAAGGTTAGTGCTCTTCCCAAGATTGTGGCATACATAGTTGGTCCAAGCATACTAATATAGTCAGATATCTTGTCTTTTAGCGATCCGCCATGGAGCGTAGGTATTTCACTGATTTTATCCATAACAAAGAAATCATCATTCATCAAAACATAGCTTTCTGAGATTTCCTCGCACCTTGCAATGACAAAATAACACTCTGAAATGTTCTTAAATTTGCCACCAACTGCCTTGACTGGGATATGTGGCCCATTAAACCATTCAGGTTTGCCTCCCACAAGCCACACACGCCCCTCTGGAGCGTTTTTAGCTAAAGATCTAATGGAGTATCGTAATTCATCCCCAGGGCCTTCACGGTAGATATAAACGTAGTCCATCAATCAAGTATATCATCTGCTATACTATTAGCAATGAGTCTTACAATCAAACAAAGAATCGTTAACATGAGAATGGCTGGAGCCTCTTATGAAGATATTGAACGTGAATTAAACTGTGAAAGATCAGTAATCTCTTATCATTTAAATAGAGACTCAAAAGTCAATGTATCAAAGAAGATGCGTAGAGAGTATGGTAGTGAGCTAGAAGCTATCCAAGCTTATAAGGAGCGTATGGGCTGCATTGATTGCTCTCACGAATACCCCCACTTTGTACTGGAGTTTGATCACCTTCCAGAGTTTAAAAAGTTTGGTCAGGTCTCTCATATCCTAAAGAAGTACGGTGCCGATAAGGCTTGGGAAGAAATTGCAAAGTGTGATGTTGTTTGTTCAAACTGTCACAAATTGCGTACAAATGCCAGACTTTTCCCAGAAGATTATGCTACACTAGAGTCATAATTCAATAGGGGAGTGAAAGGTTTTCGACTAGTATCGGATATCTGGAGAAGCATGTATTGACGGGCACAAACAATTCACTTGTGTCAATCGGATAAGTGCAAAATATAACGCCGAATACGCTCTAGCAGCTTAGGTTGTCTGCGAAAGCACCTTGTTAGCAGTGGTCACGCTGAGCGACAAGTTCTTTAAATAAAGTGACGCTTCTTAGGATGGTATAGTTGGGCAGAGTGTTGCTAGTAACATCTCTGTCTGTATTAGTTAAACTAGCTAAACATGTAGAAGTACTGATAACCACATACTAGGACCAGGGTTCGATTCCCTGCACTTCCACCAGTTAGTTACCGAATGCGGATCCCTGCCAGAACTTATTGTTCTTTTCACGCTCTACAATTCCACGTGACCAGGAATAGCCTGCGTCTCCACCCCATGCAAGCCACATAATGTATCCGTTAGATGGGTTAGACTGGTTTGCCCAATCCTTACCCTTCTTGTCTACCTCGTGACGAGAGAAATACGAGTACATACGCTTAACAGTACTAAGAGATATTGTTTCACCTCTTGCAAGTTGACCTGCACGAGTCCAACCTACAGATGTTCCAGCACCGTTTGCCTTGCCATCTTCCTTAAACTTAATTGCTCTACGAGCAGCAGCACGAGCACCAGCAGGTGGGGAGTAACCTTCTGCCTTTGCCATTGACTCTGTGTCATACTCTACGGTGTCATCATCTTCCCATAGATCGTCTGCCTTCTTTGCTGGCACACAGTTAGGTACCATCTTTCCGTTATCACCAGGCTTCATTCCTCGCTGCATGTATCCATCCCAACAAGGTCCTTGTGCTTTAATTAAATCATCCATTATAGTGCTCCCATCGAAGATCCGCCATTAGTGCCTATCGCACCAGAACTACCTAACGCATCTGGGCTACGCCCACGGTTAGTCTTCTTTGGCTTTTTTCCATACTTGCTCTTGATGTTGCTTCCAGTTGTGCTGTCTCCAGCCTTACCCTGCATCGGACGCTTAATTCCAGCACCAGGGTACTTGGGGTCTACCGTAATAGACATATCTTTCTTTGCTTCTGGCACATTTGCATAAAGTGCAGCAAGGTGGTCTTCTGCCTGAACACGGGTTGCATGGCATCCAACAGTCTTACCAGTCTCGTCCTGAACCGCATAGCCAGAACAGCCTAGTCCGTCTCCTTTGCCACTAATTTTGTATGGCATTAGTCTTCTTCCTCAATAGATGCACGAAGCTGCCAGCACCATTTCTGCGAGGCGGTCTGACGATCTGCAAAAAAGTTAGCCAAGCCAAATTCACCAGAAGCTGTAGCTAGCTGCCCAGCTTCTTT